CACTTAAATCAGCTTTTTCCAGCTGACGGTGTATGCCATCGAAAGGAGTACAGGCGTGCTACTCCGCGGACTGATGATATCCAGAGGCTGACCACCTCGAAATCATCGATGCCGCATGTTTGGGTGTCAGAGGGCCGTACGGCCTCTGACAAGCAAGCTCCCCCCCCGCAGGGGGGGTACTTGTTGACCCAGCATGTGATGACCAAAGTCGTCTCCTTTGCTATGGAGACGATCCCGGCCGATCTAGCTGGGAGGGTTCAGACTATTGTCCGTTCCCTGCTTCTACCCATTGTCGCCCATTACGAGGCGCGACATGTGGATGGTTTAGTAGGTGACGATATGCGACGTGTGAAGGTCTCGCTTAGGCGTACTGCCGAGTGGGTCGCGAAGTACACAGACGATATGGCACGTGAGCAGAGCTTCGTTAAGTACCACCTCAATGTTCTGATGGTTAAGGTGCTGGGCGATAGGGTGATGCCCGTGCGCGACGATTGGAATGTCGACCCGCTCTTCAGCGGCTTCCTACTGCGTTACGTGAACCGTTGCGTGGTCAAGCGGGATGTCAAGCTTGTGTATTCTCTTGCAAAGGGGAGTCCACAGGCCTGGTACCCATTAGGGCCCAAACGGCTAGCGAAGGCACTCCGTGACCATAAGGTACTCTTGTCGGAGGACCGTGCCCCTATCTCAGAGGGTATGTGTCTTGCCATCCGCCAGGTGTCCCAGATGGTCTTTGGACCGCTACGCGATGGGAAGTATCCGATGACCAGTTTTTGCCCGTCACAGAGTGCCTGCACCGAGTTCCCTCGAACAAAAAGGGGGTGTCGGGGCGCTCTTTGCCTCCTTCGATCCTCACCCTGTTGACAGGGAGGAGACCAAGGGTTTGGTGAGTGACGCGGCGTGGTGGACGTTGAAGTCGGAAGAGTTTAGGCGCCAGGCCTTTTGGGATGCCTGTCAGGCGGCTCGAGAGGAGTTAGTTAACACCGACCAGTGGGGAAATCCTGCTGCTCTGCTTATTCGGCCTATTGGGTTGTATGAGCCGGGGAAGATCAGAGTTATAACGTTGGGCAGCGGAAGCCTGTACTCGGCCTTGGGGCCAGTTCAAGGTGCGCTGCTGGAGTGCTGGAAGAATCATCCGGCCTCGACAATGAAGTACTCGGACCTTTGTGGGCGCGTGAATCGTATACTCCGTAAGACTGCTTGTCTAGGTGCTGAATGGCTCTGGGAATCTGGGGATTACAAGTCTGCGACTGATCTCCTGAAACGCCAGGCTACCCGTATTGCTCTTGATGCCCTTGACGGGATGGACGGCCAGTACTTGGCCCTCCTCTCGGTTGAACCGGGGACAGGGGAGTATGAGATTGAGGACGACGGGAAGAAGACCGTTGAGCGGACTACCCTGAAAGAGGGGCAGCTCATGGGTCACCCGCTCTCTTTCCCACTTCTCTGTGTCATTAACCTTGCGGTCTACCTTCGTACAGTGGACCAATACGTTGATGTTGACAGAGCGAAACGGATGAGGCTACGCGAGGCCCTATTGGAGGGAGTGATTGTGAACGGTGACGATATCGTGTTCAGATCGGACGCTGAGTTTTCTCAGTTGTTCTGGGCGAATGCGACCGACGTTGGCTTCAAAATGTCGGTGGGGAAATCATATCGATCCCCAAATTGTTGCATGATCAACAGTCAGATCTTCAAACTGGCCGAGGTGAAAGGGACGAATCGGAGAGTCATGGTGCGTCAAGGCTACCTGAACCAGCGTATCGTAACTGGTAATCAGGTGAAGACAGGCCAAGATAGCGACCTTCAGACTCCGGACGCCATAGGTGCAGAGCTGAACCGTATGTTCAAGCACTGCGCGTGGGCGCGGTCCGTTATTCCGACTACGTTGTCACGGTTCGGGCACTATTGGCATGGGAAGGGTGCATTCCAACCGAACTGGTACATTCCGGCGGTGTTGGGTGGGTTTGGAGTTGATCCAGCCTACTCAGATAAGCCCGTGGAGTACACTCGTGCGCAGAGGGTTTTAGCTGCCCGCTTCTCCCAGGATGCATCACTGAATCTCTTCCATCGAAAGGTTGAGAACCCAGGTGATGCTCCGGATGGGGGGGTGTGGAAGAGTCGTCCCAAAGGTCTAGAGATGGAGTGGAGGATCGTTCCCAGTGGTGTGCACGTTGCGCAACACGGGGAGAGCTTCGATGACGGTGATGATGGGTGGGCGCTACGCTTGCCTTTGTTGAATCGTTATCGCAACTTGGGACGGGTTGAACACCCTCCTACGGTCGGCTTGAGAGCGCGGCGTTACAAACTCCGCAGCCAGGAGCACTCTAGATTCCAGCCCATGACTGATGGGAGGATTGAGGCATACCGGACTTTCCGGAAGGTGGGTTGGATTCGTAGTGGCTGTCCGCCACTTGGTGTCCTTCGATATCCTCCGATGTGTCTGGACGCCTAATCGCGAGATCCGTCCGGCATGACGTTAAACTACTCGTGTCACATACGTGAGTTGTGAGGTGGTGGCGACTCCATGGGGTTTCAGTCTGAAAGGCCCAAAACGGTGTGTGAGTCCTAC